TTCATCTTCCGACACTTGATTTAAGTACAATGATGCCTGTCTTACTTGGGATGCTCGGATTGGGCGGTCTCAGAAGCTGGGAAAAGTGGAAAAAGGTAGCTAGATAATGGCAAGAGGACAAACGTCTTTACTGGATAACATAATGCCTTCGCAGGGGATGCCTCTGGGCGGCTTGACCGACGAGGAGATTGAGGTCGAGCAAGTTCAAGAGCCAACGGAGATGTTGGAACAGGAAGATGGTTCCGTTGTTCTTAACTTTGAAGACGCTATTCAGGAACAGCTTCAAGCAGAGCCTGATGCCAATCTGGCGGAAATTCTCGATGAGAGGGTTCTCATGGATATTTCCAGCGAACTTGTTGGGCTTTACAAGGAAGACAGGAGTGGCCGGCAAGATTGGGAAGATTCCTATAGGGATGGCTTGGATTTACTAGGACTGAAATACGAGGAGCGTGAGCAGCCTTTCCGTGGATCGAGTGGCGTGACACATCCTCTTATTGCCGAAGCGGTTACTCAATTTCAGGCGCAAGCCTATAAGGAACTTCTGCCTAGTTCAGGACCGGTAAGAACACAAGTCGTTGGCGCAGCAACACCAGAGGTGGAAGCACAGTCCAAACGTATTCAAGAATTCATGAATTATCAGATTACCCATGTCATGGAGGAATACGACCCTGAGATGGATCGCCTGTTGTTTTATCTTCCTCTTGCCGGCAGTGCGTTCAAGAAGATTTATTATGATGATATTCTGGATAGAGCGGTTGCGAGGTTTGTTCCTGCGGATGATTTAGTCGTTCCTTATAATGCCACGGATCTGGCATCGGCATCCCGTGTAGTTCATGTCATACGCATGAGCGACAACGATATCCGCAAGTTTCAGGCTGGAGGGTTTTATCGCGAAGTAGATCTTGTCCCTTATGAACAAGACGACGAGGTTCGCGAAAAAGAACGAGAGATCTCGGGAATACGCAAGACTCTGGACGATCAGGACTGTACGCTTTTGGAGATCCATACCGAGTTGGATATTCCGGGATTTGAGCATGTAAGTCCGTTGGACGGCGAACAGACGGGGATCAAGCTTCCTTATATCGTAACGATAGATGAGGGTAGCGCTAAGATCTTATCCATTCGCCGTAATTGGCAAGAGGGGGATGATCTTTACAGGAAGCTTCAATATTTCTCCCACTACAAGTTTCTTCCTGGGCTTGGGTTCTATGGCTTTGGCCTGTTGCATATGATTGGGGGCTTGGGTCGTTCGGCAACCTCTATTCTAAGGCAACTAATCGATGCAGGGACACTTGCTAATCTTCCCGCTGGCTTTAAAGCTCGCGGTATTCGCATCCGTGATTCTGATGAGCCTTTGTCTCCTGGTGAGTTTCGCGATATTGATGTTCCCGGTGGAGCTCTTCGGGAGAGTATTCTCCCGTTGCCGTACAAAGAGCCAAGCCAGACATTAATGGCTCTTCTTGGGTTTGTCGTTGATGCTGGGCGCCGTTTTGCGGCAATTACGGACATACAAGTAGGAGATGGAAATCAACAAGCCGCTGTGGGAACAACGGTAGCGCTTCTCGAACGTGGCTCAAAGGTCATGTCGGCGATTCATAAGCGCCTGTATTACGCGCAAAAACAAGAATTTCGGATGTTAAGCAAGGTTTTTGCCGAATCTCTGCCGCCAGAGTACCCTTATAACGTCTGGGGCGCAGAGGCTCTGATCAAACAGGCTGATTTTGACGAGCGCATTGATGTAATTCCTGTAGCCGATCCAAATATCTTTTCGATGTCGCAAAGATTGGCTTTGGCGCAGACGCAGTTGCAGTTGGCGCAATCAAGTCCGGAAATGCACAATCTTTATGAAGCATATCGGCGAATTTATGAAGCGATAGGGGTACAGAACATAGAAGCTCTTTTGCCGCCGCCTCAACCGCCGCAGCCCATAGATCCGGCAATCGAGAACGCGCGTTCTATTATTCAGGAGACTTTACAGGCTTTTCCGACACAGGATCATGATGCTCATATGACGGCGCATATTTTGTTTATGAAAACGCCTATTCCAGCTTCGACACCGCCTATTTTTGCGCTTTTACAGGCGCATCTTTGTGAGCATATTGCCTACAAGGCGAGAGGTGTCGCCATGGCTGAGATGCAAGTCGCATCGCAACAGGCAGCGCAAATGGGACAGCAGCCGCAGCCGATGGATATTGAGGCTAAGGTTGCTCAGTATATCGCGCAATATACCGATGAGGTTATGGCTGCGCTGATGCCGCCGCCGGAAGGCGAAGTAGATCCTTTGGTTCAGCTACGTTCCAAGGAATTGGATATCAAGGCGGCAGATGTACAGCGTAAGGCTAGTGAATTTTCCGAGAAACTTGCGTTTGAGGTCGAAAAAGAAGATGAAAGACAGGATCTGACACGTGAGAAGATAGATTCTCAGGAAGATATCGCATTGTTGCGTGCTGAAGTGAATAGAGAGCGCATTCAACAAGGAGCGGCGGGGCGCGGCAATTAATGCCTATCCGTAAGGTGAAAGGCGGATGGACATTTGGCGGTGTTGTATATAAGACCTTAAAGGCGGCTAAAAGAGCGTACAGAGCGTATTTGGCCAAGAAGCATGGTGCTAAACCGAAAAGCAGAAGGGCGTAATGTTTCACGTGAAACAATATGGGTAGAAAACGCACATTGGTTGATCAGATGTCCGATCAGATGGACATTCCAAAACAGGAAGTGAGTGGTCTTATGGCTAAGGCGAAGAAGAAGAATGACGTGGCTGGGTACATGGAAGGCGGTCACGTCTATGATGTTACTCATGGTAGCGAAGATGTTCCCATCGAATGGGGGCGTGAGAAGCTCAAGGGCGGCACGGAGCAGTTAATCCAAGGTAGCGAGTTCCAGGTCCGTGGTCGTTACTTCAACAACAACGATGGAAAGGGGACTTTCTGATGGCAATAGGACTTAGAGGTAGAACCCGAAATCCCAAAAAGGGAATGGTTACAAAAAAAAGAGCGGAAGCTAGAGCATCAGGAGCCGTAGCTAAAAAAATGGGAGAGGCTCGTAAGACTGTAAGTGGCGGAGAACTGGATGCCTATCTACGAAAAAACGATGGCGGTAAAGCCGGGAACACGCCAACACACTAAGCAGAGAGGGACGAATGAGTGGGATTGGATCTTCTCAAAACCTTACTTCCGCTAGTAGTCTTTGTGGTTGGCGCGTTGGTCGTAGCTGTGCGCTTACAATCCCAAGTTCAGGCGTTACAACGCGATCTTCGAGAGTTGGAGAAAAAGCAAACCTATGTGAGCGTTGTTAAGTTGGAAGCGAAGATGGAACAGGCTGAAAAGAATTTAAGCGCGCTGTGGCAATTCACAAACAGGTTGCGTGATCGGTTCAATGGGGGGAAGTAAAATGACTGAATATAAAACCGTCGCATCACCAGGTGATCCTTTTACGGATGAGTGGAAACGGGAGCATCCGACCTACAAAGACTGGCACGACCGCTTCTTAATGCACCGCGCTGCGGCGAGGCGTGCTGCGGTGGAGCGCGCGCGGCGGGAAATCCCGTTCGATCCTCCGCTTTCTGTATTGGCCCAGGATGGCGGTTCAGAATCTGGTGCTGTCACCATAGCTCTCCCGCCTGGCGCGGTTGACTTCCTGACAAAAATTCCTAAACGTGGAGCACGATGATGCCTGGAGATGTAATATACAACAGCAAGAAAGATGCAGATGCCTACGCCGAGAAAACTGGCGGTATGGTAATACCTGTTGACCAAGACGGAGATGGTGTTCAAGACGGTCACATAGTTGTCCCTAGGATATCTAGTGAAGGAACTAGAGGGCCGACACCTTCAGAAGTAGCTGGAATAGATCCGGAGGCAGAAGCGGATACAAAGGCTTATTTAGAAGCAGTAGCAGCAGCGGGTGGACCCAGTGAAGAAGACGAACTTGGCTATAGGCAGGGCGGCATGAACTTCACCAATCGCGGCCCTGTTAAATACGCCAAAGGCGGCGCAGTTCGCGGCAAAAGATTCAGCGGTTCTTATTAGGGAGCCATATTGATGCTTCCGAGAACATTTTCGACTGAGAAAAAGGCTATCGAATATGTTAAAGAACATCCAGGCACTTCCTATGAGCAAAAAATCCGGGAGGATGGGAGTTTTGCTGGATATAAAGTATCGTTAAGGATGCCAAGAGTACCCACCGTAGGAGTAAAAAACCTCCCAAAAGTAAGGTACTCTCAAGGTGGTGCGATACGTGGCAAAAGATTCAGCGGTTCTTATTAAAGCATGGCGGATCCGACAACTTTCGCGTATTCCTTATTGAAAGCTATTCAAGAAAGAATATCTCTTACGCAGGAAGCTATTCTTCAGGGTGGGCCGAAAAATATGGAATCATACAAACAATTGGTTGGAGAACTTCAAGGGCTTGAGTTTTGCGAGCGTGAGATAAGAGACCAGTTGCAGAAAACGGAGGACGAATGAGCAAGACTTTATATGTTCCTGATCATATAGCTACGAAAGAAAAACAGAAAAAAGAAGCGGTGGCTTCTGCATATATAAACCAGGAAGATAAGGTCTTAGATCCTTCCTTACTTGATTTATCTCTAAGTGAGCGTCTCCCGCAGCCAACCGGGTGGCGCATTCTTGTCATGCCTTATGCCGGCAAAGCCACGACAGACGGCGGTATTTATATTCCAGATCAAACAAGAGATCGTGAGGCATTGGCAACTGTTGTTGCTTATGTTCTTAAAGTTGGACCATTGGCGTATCAGGATGAAGGTAAGTTTGGACCAGACTGTTCTCCATGGTGCGAAGAAGGTCAGTGGATCTGTATCGGTAGATATGCTGGTGCTCGTTTCAAGATTGATGGAGGAGAAGTCCGTATAATCAATGATGACGAGGTTATTTCGACAATTAAGGAACCTGACGATATTAAACATGTCTAGAAAGAAGAAGGAGAATTTAGGAATGATGACATGCCAGAGGAAAAACCCATTGAAGTAGGTGATTCTGAGGAATCGCCTGTTGATGTAGATATTCCGCAAGAAGATGCCCCTAAAGAGATAGAAGCAGTTCCCCAGGAAGAAAATGAGGAGGAACTTGAAGAATACAGTGCCGGTGTTAAATCCCGGATTGACAAGCTGACAAAGCGATTTAGGGAAGAGGAGCGGCAAAAGCAGACGGCGGTTGAGTATGCCGAGAATGTTAAACAGGAAAACGATGCTCTAAAGGGTAGACTTGAGTCCCTCGATAAGGGATATCAAGAACAATTTGGTGGTCGAGTAACCTCCCAGCTTGATTCGGCTAAACGTCTTCTCAAAGAAGCCCATGAAAATGGTGATGTAGATAAGATTGTCGAAGCGCAAGAAGCGTTGGCAACATTATCGGCTGAGAAGGGGAGGTTGACGGCTGCGCAGCAAAGAGTAGCGCAGGTTCCACCTCCTCAACAAACACCTCCAACCCCTCCTCCACAACCGCCGGCTAAAGCGGATCCTAAAGCAGAAGCTTGGGCGGCGGGACATGATTGGTTTGGACAGGATGAGGTTATGACATACGCCGCTTTCGGAGTTCATAGGCGGCTAATAGAGGATGAGGGGTTTGATCCTCAATCCGATGAGTATTATGCTGAACTTGATAAAAGAATGATTGCCGAGTTTCCACATAAGCTTGGTAAGAAATCTTCGTCGAACGGGGGGAGCAAGAAGGTTGCGTCAGCCGAAGCTTCCGCATCCCGCAATAGAAGTGGACGAAAAACTGTGCGATTAACGCCCTCACAGGTTGCGATTGCAAAGAGGCTTAATGTGCCGCTTGAAGAATACGCAAAATATGTGAGGGATTGATCATGAATACAGAGAACGCAGCTCTCCAAAAGTCTACGAGAACGCCTCGGAATAACAGCACACGCGCAAAACAAGCGCGCAGGGAACCTTGGAAGCCCCCGTCCATGTTGGACGCACCGCCTGCACCAGATGGTTATCGACATAGGTGGATTCGGGCAGAAGTTATGGGTTTTGACGACCGCAAGAATGTAGCAGCTCGCAGCCGTGAAGGTTGGGAACTGGTGCGCGGTGAAGATCACCCAGACTTTGAGATACCGACCATCGAAGACGGCAAACATGCCGGCGTTATTGGGGTAGGAGGATTATTGCTTGCCAAGATCCCCGTTGAGGTTGTCGAGGAACGCAAAGAATATTTTCAGAGCATGACTCGCAATCAAATGGCGGCTGTTGATAACGACTTAGCTCGTGAGCAACATCCGGCGATGCCTATCAGCAAACCTGATCGGCACTCTCGTGTAACTTTTGGAGGTCCTCAAAAAGAAGAGGACTAGGAGCAATGTAGATGGCAAATAGCAATGGAAGCTTTGGCCTTCGCCCTTTGAGCAAACAGGGCGCGGCCTCTAATTCCACTGGTATGACCCAATACTCCGCGTATGAAATTGCAAACGGCAATACCAATAAGCTGTATCATGGCGAACCTGTGATTCCGCTTTCCACCGGCTATATCGACGCCCCTGGCGCCGCCGCTGGTGGAACAGTTGGTATGCTGGGCGTGTTTCAGGGTTGTGAGTATGTGGATTCTACCACTGGGAAACCTGTCTGGAAAAACTACTGGCCTGGATCTGGGGCAGATTCCAACCACCCGGTAAAAGCGTTTGTGAATGATGATCCAATGCAGCTTTATGTTATTGCAACGGATGCCACTTGGACGAGCAAGGCTACGGCGCGAGCCGCAGTTTTCGCTAACGCTAACTTCTCGACAGCTATCACAGGGACAGACGCTACTGGTGTGTCCCTTGGTCGTTTGGCAATCAGCACGATTGCCACCACAGCCGCTCTGCAAATGCGGATTGTGGGTTGGCTTGATGATCCAGAGAATGCTGATTTCACAGCGGCTGGTATCGGGGCAATCGTTCGGTTGAATAACCACTTCAATAGCAATAACGGCGCTATTGCGGCTGGTACGCCTTCAACCACTGGCGTATAGGAGGGTTTGAGAGATGGCTATTAGTAGAGCTCAATTAGCTAAAGAGCTAGAGCCTGGCCTCAATGCCTTGTTTGGACTTGAGTACGCCAGGTACGACAACGAATCTGCTGAGATCTATGATACTGAATCCTCAGAACGCGCATTTGAGGAGGAGGTCATGCTTTCCGGTTTCGGGTCAGCGCCCGTCAAATCGGAAGGATCGGCAATTTCATTTGATGATGCGCAAGAAGCGTATACTGCAAGGTATACGCATGAGACTATCGCGCTTGCTTTCTCCATTACGGAAGAAGCAATCGAGGATAATCTCTATGACCGATTAGCATCTCGTTATACGAAAGCTTTGGCGCGTAGCATGGCCAACACCAAACAGGTGAAGGGTGCAGCTACCTTGAATAATGCTTTTGATAGCTCGTTTACGGGCGGCGATGCTAAAGAACTTTGTGCTACGGATCATCCTCTTGTGAATAACAATGATCTTCGCAACGAGCCTAGCACGGCGGCTGACTTGAACGAAACGAGCCTTGAGAATGCTCTTATTGACATCGCAGCTTTTGTCGATGAGCGTGGCCTTAAAGTCTCGGTACGTGGTGAAAAGATGGTTGTTCCTCCCGCGCTACAGTTCGTGGCGGATCGTCTTCTTGAATCCACTCTTCGTCCGGGTACGGCGGATAATGACATTAATGCTACGCGGAACATGGGAATGCTTCCGCAAGGCTATGTCGTTAACCACTATCTTACGGATACTGACGCATGGTTTATCAAAACCGATGCTCCAAGAGGATTTATCCACTTTGAGCG